TGCGGCCCGGGTGGCGTCCAGCAGAGTCGTGTCGGGGTTTTCGTCGTTCGGTCCTGGAGCCCAGTTGATGGCGGCCATTGTGGATGGCATTCGCTCCACATGCTGGCACATGCGCCTGGTCTGCGCAGCCGTGATCCCGACGTTAGCCCCTCCTTCCGTGAGGGGCAAATTCTGGTGAAATGCTCCCCCATCCATGAGACCCAACCCGATGATGCCGGAGCGTGTCAGCTCGGTACCAGGGTAAGAGATCTCCGCCCGCGCCGCAACGCAGCGGACGGACCCAGCGTTTGCGTCGAGCCAAGCCCCCGAAGGAGCCGCCCCCGACTGCAAAGTCAACGACGCTGCCGTAGTATCAGTGACGAGACCAGATGTCTCGGCGGCCACTGCATTCAGGCCAGGTATGAACGCGGCCACCGTCGCAGTGACTGCGCCAGTGGCTGTGAGATAATCATACTCCGACCTAATAAGCATGGCGCTGCCGCACCCTGTCGAGTAGCAGGGAGGCACCAGAGGTGCAGAGCAAGGGTCCATCATAAGCCTGGCCCACTCTTTGGCGGGCCTGTCCAGCCCTCCGGCAGGACCTACGTTGCGCGTAATCTGAGACATGGGCACGCTCCTGCTTGCCTTGTTGGGCTTGGGGTTTCCCCCAGCCTTCTTCTTCCCGTTCTTCACCATTTTATATAACCGCTGCCGTCGTCGGCACCCAATCAGCCCATTCGGGCATCAGGTCTTCGCATCCGCCGAAAGAAGCGTCGGCCAGGTCTTGTTCAGACCTGGCTGCCCGCAACTTGTTGATCAGCAGGGAAGTCTCCTCCACGGAGATGCCGAGCCCCCCCGCCACAGAGGGGGTGAGGAGTTCTAGGTCGCCCTGGACGAAAGGGTAGGGCCCAGCTTTGATCTTGTGCTGGAGACCCCTATCAGCAGCGCATGCGGCATCCCACTCTGGGGACCCATCCAACGCTGCCAGACCGTAAACTCGCTCGATAGCCTGCGCATAGTCAGACAGCACAGGCACGTGGCTGTCAGTGACTAGCAGGCCCCTGACCTTCAGACGCAGTTTCAGCGCCACCAATTTCGGTGCGGCGCTGGGGTCTGCCTGGACCGTGCACAGCTTTTTCAAGCAGCGCTCGACCATAGGGTGCGACGCAGAGCTGATCCGGATGTCTGGATACACCCGAGATAGGAAGACGACATGCCCTGGCCCGGCCCCCTCGGGGACGGGCTCCCGCTCGAGCTTCATACCACACTCAGTCGCCACAGCGCGCACCTTGTCAAAGATGCGAGCATCGACTACTGAGTCATCACCAAAGTAGCAGCCGAGCTTGCTGAAAGCTTCGGCGGGGCTGCTCCCTTCCCTCCTCCTCCAGC